GTGAATAATAATAAGCACCACTGGTACTTCCAGTGGGAAGTCCAGGACCTAGAATATGATTAGGACGACCATACGTGTCATAGCCATAACTGGTAGTGTAATAAGTATTATTCGGATCACTGACTTGCGCGCCTGCAAAACGACCATCGATAGCACCATTAAAATCCCTATTAATAACCCAATTAGGGAACATAGACGATGAACCGAATGTTTCTTTGACTAAACGATATTCATTGGGGTCATTGGCATCGGCTATGCTAAAAGTTCTCGTCCCAACGGCATCGGTAATTTGTGATACCTGTCCAATTCTGTCATATTGAACACTGATAGTTGGGGTTATATTTGGATCGCTATATGTTATACTTGTTAAATTAAGGATATTATTTGGATCATATCCGAAAGTTGATATTTCATTTCTGTCCCACGTTCTAGTATGAATCCGGCCATCTGGGGTATAAGCATAATTAATTTCTGAGTTATCATTATAAGTTTTTTTGTTTAATAATCCTGAGTACTCATCGAATTCCCATTCTGTGACATCTGCAGTGCCATTACTGTCCCGATATTTGCTCAATGATATTTTTTGCCCATAGTCGTCATATTCAATTTCAAATTTGTACTGAGGATTTCCGTAGACGCTTGTCTTGTGCCCATGAGTGTCATATCCAAATAGAACAGACCTGCTTAGCGGGTCGGTGATTGATTCTAACTTACTAGAATAAGCACCGTTGCCAGTTTCGCCCGGATCGTAATATGAATAGATTGTTTCCTCGTCGTTATCAGATGTAATACAATCTATCCTACCGGCATTATCGTAAGAAATAGCGGTTTCGATTCCTCGCTCATCTGTGAAGCTAGATTTTCGGCCGAATGAATCATAAGTATAAATTGTTGTCGTTCCAGATTTGTCGGTGAATTGCATAATTCGGTTGCCATGCAATATAGCCGAAAGATTTGTTGTACTATCCGGATAATCAACTGTAATAGTTGATAGTGATTGCGATGGGTCAACCGAAACAGAAATATCTGTCGTTAAGTTGTGAACTTCATCGGTAACTCTTACCTCGCTAACCAATCCGATGGAAAACCCGGACATCCTAAGTGCTATTGTTTTAATGGGAACTTCAGTGCTACTATCGGTTGGATATGTACTAGATTCAATGATTTTCCACCAATTATTAGAACCGTCCTTTTCGAATTTTGTCCCTGTATCTACAACATAATCTGTGCTAGACAAATCTAAAGCACCATTGTTTCCAATATCAGTACCACGTCGATTTATTTTTCCCATCGCATCGTATTCATATCTGGTCGAAGGGAGAGTCACAGAAGAAGTTGATTTTGAAATTGAAGACAGTAATCCTGTTACATTATCATAATTATAAGTATTAGTTATAGCATCATTAGGGTCATTCCATGCTGGTCTTTTAACCGATGAAATCTTTCCTAACATATTGTAGGTTTTTTCGGTGTATCGCACTGAATTAGAGTCATCATATTTCATTTCTGTTATAGTGCCAGCTCCAGAACTATATTCGAATTCACGATATTTGGGCAAGGCGCCGCTAACTGATTTAACTCTGCCATCGCGATAATACGATATAACTCGATCTCTTAGCCCGGCGGTTCCCGAAGTTGCGCTGCTGGCATAATCAAAATATGTCAATATCTCTCGGTTGGTTGTATCATACTCATACATTGTTTTGAGTGTAGCGACGCTGCCAGAATGACTATTTTTTGTTACTGCGATCAACCTTCCGGCCAGATCATATTCTTCAATTATTTGTTTTGATAGAGATCCGGAATTGCCCGTAATTATTGTTTGTAACGGTGTATCATAATTATAGCTTGTTATAATATCATCCTGAGTATAAGATCCACCAGATGGAACGCTTGCGGTTATCTCTGATATCCTATTCAACAAATCTAGTTCATATGTGGTTGAGATACCCGTAACGTCGGTAATAGTTTGACTGCAACAACTTCCATATTCGATATTATAATGTTGTCCGGTATTATAATACACATCGCCTAGTCTGGTTTGTCTATCACTTGAGTCATAAATATAATTAGCCCAGAAAATTGTATTAGTAGCGGCAGGGAGAGTAGATGTATCGGTGTTTATGTAAACCGCTGTGAATTCATAAACAAGTCTGCCTCTAGAATCTATTATGGCCACATCTACAGTAGATTTATATGGTAATGCTACAAAATTAGCCCCATCCACATATCCGTGTATTACCTGTCTATACCTATAACCATGCCCATCATCTCCATTGAGACTCCACGTTGGTTGTTCGGTAGATGGAGAATTTGTTGGCGTGAAACTAATTACATCATCATATGAATAAAGATCTTTGTGCCCATCGGGATATTGAATTGAAATTACGTCTTCATGTGAACTGTCTCTATAGGTTATAACAGATGTCAATCCGGTGGAACCGCTCGGATTAGTCCTTGTATATTTCGTCGTAATATTGGGGTCATTCGAGTCATAACTGTAATCAATATATTTGGTGTAATCACCATCTGTTCTGCTAACCAGAGACGCAAGACGATAATCTGATGCTGCATTGTATGTCATCTCTATCGACTTAACGCCAGAATCGTCTGCGTCCGGGCAGGTACTGGGATACGTAGTATCGCCCCAGCCGGTTATTATGGTTTCTGTCAAATTATTACCGTTTTTAGCAGATTTATACCATGCCCACGAACCACCAGGATACTGTTCGCTTGTTAAAACAATTCCATTTGTGAGATCATAAGTCCAATTCGTGATAAGTGCATCATTCGCGTCGTTGGGATCTACAGGATAAATTGTTTTTTGAATCGGGTATGGATAAGTGCCATAAAAATTACATAGCACTTCTTCGTGATATACTTCAGTTGTGCCTAAATGGCTAATGGTATGAGTGTATGTTGTTTCGCTTGGCTCATTGGGATCGGAATTCCATGTGAGTGCTTCGCTTTGCAACGTGGTAGTGTCATCAAGATATGTTAAATCCCAATCTAAATCTGATACGCTTCCCGTGTACATAAATTTAATACGAGGAGTAGAGCTATTGTTCTCGACATATTCGGCTATTCGAAGTCTATTATAGCTTGACGATGTATCGGGATTATCAACGACCCACTTTTTAAAGAATCCTTCTCCAGTTTGGTCGTAAATTCCATTATCTAAATCACCTATATCATTGCTTCCATAAAAAGCAATTGAATAAGAGTATTCATTAATATCAACAATATCAACAAGCAAAAACGGAGCTGATGATGGACCAACAAGGATTTGTCTTAGAACCGATGAATTATTGGGATCATAAATAACATCAATGTCCGATTCATTTGTGTCTGCAAGAGTATATATTAAATTTGTTGGTTCCGACAAGTCTTCGGTTGGTTGTTGGGCAGATATTTCCAAATAGCCAGCTGGATCTCCATCGGACCGAGTTCCCAGATTGAATCTAGCATGCATTCCATTAATATCTAAAAATGTGTGGAAATTAGGGCATGTGATACAGCTATTTTCAGCGTAATTATTAGCATAGTTATTATAGTTATCTCCGACTACATAGAATGACATTTCAAGTTCCAGGGGGGTATCATCGCTTTCTTTTCCGCCGCATGGAATGGCCATATCATCTACGGTTACAAACATTTTATAAAATCCCACTTCATCTGCGGTGAAAGTGGATATTTGTGTTGAGCTAAGTTGGGTATACAGGCCACATGGTTTGCATATCCAAATTTTGCTGATATAAACCTCATCTATGTCACCGCCGCCAGTGTCCATATCACGAAAACAACTCGCTGTTATCGGAATCTGGCTGCCCAATTGGACTAAAAAGACTGGTGGTTGAATCATTTCAATTGGCGGATCAGCCCAGCAAGTCGCATGCACTTTTGGTGCAACTAGGCACATTGCCATGAAACATAGCGAAAGGATTAAATTTTTAAAATTCACTGCTTTTCTCCAAGTTGTTTTGATAGCCCTATTGCTATCATCTGTCGAGTATTATACTCAACGAATTTGCATAAATCCAGAATTAAATCCGCCCAGTCGAAATCATTAAGGTTTCCCTAAGTCATAAAGGATTAACAAGTAGAATTTTGTTAATGAATATATGTATATATTTAACCCATTATCACAAGGAGACTACAATGCCTAAAGCATCCTGTCTCGGTAATTGTGAAAAACGGAAAATTAGAGTCAATGACAATCAATTATGTGATTGGTTTGAGCTTAGAAAAAAGCCCAAAAGATATCATGTTATGTGTGCTCATTGCAAACACTTTACCAAAATAGATATAAGCAAAGAAAATCCAGGCAAGGAAAATAAAAATCAGGATTCCGATAAAATTGGTGATTGAATCCGTTGTATAATAATTATATAGAGAGTTCTAACGATATCTGGTTGAGATATTGAAATTTATTTTGGAGATCATCATGAAAGTATATGATGTTTATCTGGCGGGGTATCCCGACATATCGTGGCGAGAGTCCTTTTTGTCTTTAATTGATGAAAGTATTACGGTTTACGATCCAATTATTGATGAATATAAAAGACTAAATCATGAGGAAAAAGCCGATTTAGTAGCTAGCGAATTAGAGTTCATTGAGAAAAGCGAGATTATTGTATTTTATTTATGCAAAAAATGGCAAAGCTATTTCAGTATGCTACAATTGGGCGATGCAGTAGGTAGAGGTAAGCAGGTTGTTATCTGTATCGCAGATACAATTGACTCTGAAGAAAAAATTAGACGATATTGTGAATATCGTGGCATTATTGTCGTGGAGAGTCTAGACGATTTGGTGTCAACTGTTGAAGAGTATTTGGCAGAAGTAGAACTATGTGCAGTTAATTTGTGATTTTAAAACAAGCTTTAAATCCAGAACAAAAAGTTTTAATTATCTATGATACTCACGCTGGTTTTGTCCAAAAACCAGCAATATTCAAAGAGTATCAGAGTATAATACTGAATAACATTTCGCACAGAATCCCAGTTTTTGATTGCAATGGAGTCAAAATTACTGGAACGGAATGTTTTTGGATACCGTTTCAAAAAAATACATCACAAGATGAAATTCGAAGATTACAATGTGAATTAGTTCCATTACAAATAAGTGCCATAGAGGCGAGTGCTGAATTGGGATATGAAATACCACGTAAAATTAAAGATGTCGAGGTCAAAAAAATGGCAGAAGAGAATATCACCAGAACTCAAGCTATCATTAAAAAATTAGGTTTTGATCCACGAGATGAGTCGTGGATTGAAAGCGAAATGGCAATTACAAATAGAGAGAGGAATTGGTATCGATTCGAGAGAGAAAACGATGCCATTTTTAATAATAGTTGGGATGGGATTGTTTCTACTTTTAACAAACAATACGGCGACAATATCAGCTTAAATGAAGCTCAAATTCTATCTAAAAAACGGAACCGATATATCTTGGGGGCGTATATGCTTCGCATGTCCGGTAATGCCAACAAAAGAGAATGGGCAAAATCGGCCAAAGAATTTGAGATTAGACATCGCGATATCGAAAAAAGAATGAACGACTGGAGTCAAAAACACATTAATAACTTTCCAACAGTAAAAACCAAGAAACCGATTGGATTCTTTTTCGGTCCCTACTATAATCAGTGCATAGAGCGTGCCCCGAGATATTTTAGCGATGTCAATTGTAATATGATAAAAGAAGGCACAACTCTACGGGTGATATCTTTTGATCCTGTATCTAGGTGTATCCGGTTGGATTTTCCGTTAGTTGTCCGAGAAGACATAAAAGGTAAAGACGGCAATAATACGCCGTGGATTAAAAATGAACCTGACTATGAATTTTTTGTTAAACCAGATGAAATTGAGGAGTGTTTAGAGATTGTTTCAGGAGATGATTTGTGGCTAGAAACCTAAGAAAAGTAATAAGTCAGGCATGCAAACAGATTACCAAAGAAGTCATATGTTTGTGGCGCGATAGGAAAGATTATTTAGATAAGGCTGAATTATTAGCCAACAGCAGGCAATTAGAAGATCTATATAACTTTAGACGAGGACAATTCGCGGCGATGAATAAAAACCAAAATAACAGATATATAGGTTAAAACTTAATGACGATTTCGTGTAAATATATCAACTGCCCAGATACTCATTTTTCTGACAAAAATTTAAATGACAGAATTTTTCCCGATGATTTTATTAACCACATTATTTGTGGTGATTGTTCTGTTGTTTTAAAAATTATCCCAAATTCATCTATTAATTTGATTATCACATCTCCGCCGTATTTTGTGAATAAGAGTTATGAAAACACATGGACTTTTGAAGAATACTCTTTTTTGATGAATTGTGTATTTAAAGAATGCTATCGTATTTTACAACCAGGCGGATATGCTGTTTTTAATTTCGGCGATTATTTTAATAAGGACCGATTTTATGAAGCAGAAGTGCCAAGTGTTTATCCTGCTTCAATAAATTATTTTCAATGGGGCAGAGATGTTGGATTTGATTTACAGGCAACTCGTATTTGGCGCAAGCAATTTTCACGCATGTCAATACCGTTTGTATGTAACACTCATCCACGACCAATTTTTGATTATGAGCACATTTGGACATTTCGTAAACAAGATGGAACTGGCAAAGAATTTGTAAATGATCGTAAAAAATCTCAAAGAGCCGTTTTAGGAGAAGATTGGACTGCGCCTGCTAAATTACAAAATCACGAAGCAGCTTTTCCGATTGATTTACCCCTGTGGGCTATCGATGTTTATGCTCGGCCGGATGATATTATTTTAGATCCATTCGGGGGCATAGGAACAACAATGTTGGCTGCCATTGAAAAGAAGCATAAATGTATTATAATTGAGAAAAATGAAAGCAACTGCAAGTATGCATATCGTAGAATTAGAGGGCAGGAGATCTGAAATGCGGAGAAATAAGTGAGCAGTCGAGCGTTCCTGTCTGAGAACTGGCATCAATCTCCAGCAGTTATTGTTTTTAAATGTCAACCCGTGCCGCTTTTGCTCTGCTTTGCACAACTAGGGCATGCAGGAGCGTGGCAGTATGGCATATGTATGCACAAACTACAATCAGAAGCGATAGGTCGTTTTTCTTGCCCGAAATGTTCTGCCACGTATACATTACGACAATATCCCGGGTTTTGGCAACTCAAAGCGGACAGTCCCATGAACCCCAAATTGGAAGATATACAAACATTTTCAGTGAACCAAGAATATAAGAACTGCTTAGTTGATTGAAGGTGAGCCACCGTGGAGTGAAAAATAACCATGCGATAGAAGCGAAAGAGGACAACCGGAGCCATCTGCCGTAGAACAAAATATGTTACGAGCTATCTCCAAACGATTGATCCCCGGGCATCGCAAATGAGGAAGATATGAGCCAGACCGTTCGTACCCGTTTCGCGCCGTCGCCGACCGGCTATTTGCACATCGGCGGAGCGCGGACGGCGTTGTTCAACTACCTGCTGGCCAAGCGGCTGGGCGGGAAATTCGTGCTGCGCATCGAGGACACCGACCAGACCCGCAACATCGAGGCGGCGGACCAGAAGCTGCTCGAAGACCTGCGCTGGCTCGGACTGCAGTGGGACGAGGGTCCGGAGGTCGGCGGACCGCACGGGCCCTACCACCAATCGCAGCGCCGCAAGCTGTATGACGAGCACGCCCGCCGGCTGCTCGACGCCGGCCAGTCCTACTACGCCATGGAGACGCGCGAAGAGCTCGACGCCATGCGGAAGGCCGCCCAGCAGCGCGGCGAGAAGGGCTTTCGCTATCCGCGGCCAACGCACTTCCCGTCCGATGCCGAAGCGCAGCAGGCCCGCGACGCCGGCCGGCCGGTGGTCGTCCGCTTCAAGATGCCGCAGCGCGACTTCGTCGTGCCCGACCAGATCCTTGGCGACGTGGCGATCGGGGCGGCGGAGCTGAGCGACTTCGTGATCGTGAAGAGCGACGGCTGGCCGACGTACAACTACGCCGTGGTCGTCGATGACGCGTCGATGCAGATCACCCACGTGCTCCGCGGCCAGGAGCACCTGATGAACACGCCGGGCCAGATCGCCCTCTACGAGGCCTTCGGCTACGCGCCGCCCGAGTTCGCGCACCTGCCCATCATCTTCAACATGAGCGGCACGAAGATGAGCAAACGCGAGAAAGACAAGGTGGTGCGTGACGCGGCGAAGGCGGCGCAGCTCGACGATGCGCGCCTCATGACGCTGGCGGGCGTGGACGACGCCGCGCTGGCGTCCTGGCGCAAAGGCGACACGCAACTGCCGGGCGAGGCCCTGCAACGGTTGGCCCGCGCGCTGCACGTGCGCTTGCCGGAAATCGAGATCCACGATTTCCGCCGGAGCGGGTATTTGCCCGAAGTGCTGGTGAACTTCATCGCGCTGCTGGGCTGGTCGCCGGGCACGGACCAGGAGAAGTTCACGCTGGCGGAGCTGTGCCAGGAATTCCGCGTGGAGCGCGTCGGCAAGACCAACGCCCGTTTCGACCGGGACAAGCTGCTGAACTTTAACACGACGGCGCTGGAGGCGGCGCCGGCGGCCCGGAAGCTGGCGGCGTTTCGTGATTTCCTCAGCGTGAATGAGCCGGGGCCGTTGACCGGCCTCGACGATGCGCAACTCGCGCACCTGATCGAGCTCTGCCAGGGGTTCCGCACGTTCCCGGACATCGAATACAAGTGCGGGGCGCTGTTCGTCCCGGACGCGGCCGTGCGCTACGACGACGACGCGCTCAAGAAGCACTTGTTGAAGGGGGAGTCGGCCGGCGTGAAGGTGCTGACGGAGATGCGGACGCGGTTGGCGGCGCTGGACGACTGGTCGCCGGCGCGGCTCGACGGCCTGATCCGCAGCTATGCCGAGGAGCATGGCCTCGGGCTCGGCAAAGTGGCACAGCCGCTGCGGGTGGCGGTGACGGGGACGACGGTGAGCCCGCAGATTTTCGACACGCTGGCGGTGCTGGGGCGGGACCGGACGCTGGCCCGCATCGCGCGCACACTGGAAATGGTGGCCGGCGCTGCGAAATAGGCGGTATAATAGGCATAGCGGCGTGGTCCTTTCAACTTGTGGAAATACCCCTCATCAACTACCCAATGGCTAAAGACCATTGGGCTTGCTCCAATAACTAGAACGATTCCTCCACGAAACTAAAGATTTCGTGGTTTCCTTCGCTCAATCATATGAATAAATAGAGGGCAACTGGGTTTATCCCCTGCGAAGTGTCAACCTGGTATATAATCGAGATGAAATATTTTAAAGGAATTTACTTGACTTTTCCCGTATAGGTGGTATAATACTGTCGGAGAACAGATGAAATGACCATAGCCAAGACAAAACGATTTAGCTTTAAGCGAATACCAGAGAAAGTCCTGAGTATGGCATAGATTTATTTAAGTTTATATATTCTTACCACCCCAGGCAACCAAAAAGAAGCTTGGGGTTTCTTTTTGGGAGTAAAAAATGTCGTAGAAAGTTTCCAAAAACAAGCTCAGGAGAATCGAGCGAATGAAAATGTATATTTTGGTTCGTAGATCAATACCGCTGGGACATCAGGTTAATTGTGTTGGACACGCAACATTGGCATGCTATTTAAAATTCAAGGACCACGCTGATATGCCGGGTTGGTTAGAACATTCTTACAAGAAAGTGACATGCCAAGTAAGTGACGAAGAATTTGAATTAGCCAAGAACAGTTGTGAGGATTGGGCGATTATAAACGAAAGTGACCTAAACTACGAACCAGTTGCCATTGCATTTAGGCCGAGAGAAAAGTTTCCAGAAATTTTCAAAACCTTTAAGTTATTTGGAGCAACATGATGCAAGATTTTGTCAATTATATAGCAACAGCGGTTGAAGGATCGATTAGATTCGTAATTTGTTCGTTCTTGCTATTAATCCCGATCATAATTTTAGGAGTTTGGAAGCTAATTGAAATTATAATTTGGATGTTTAATTAGTTGAGGAAATTAGATGCCAGAATCGTTCGGTAGTTATTTCAAAAAGTGTCGCATTGCTAAGAAGATTACATTGCGATCATTTTGCAAGCAGAACAATTTTAATCCGGTAGATATTAGCAGAATTGAGCGTGGAATGATCCCACCACCTAAAAACAAAATTATTGAATATGCTGTAGCACTGGGGTTACAACCCGAGCAGAATGAATGGCTAGAATTCATTGGGCGTGCGTCGGCAGAGTTTGGAGATATTCCCAGAATACTCAGTGACGAAGAGATTGTTAAGAAATTGCCAATTTTTTTAAAAACTAACAAACCCAGTGATTTGATAGAAAAAATAAGGAGAGCCTAAAATAACCCGAGGGAGCGCATTTGGTAAGTGCGGGCAGTCTTATACACTGCTGTTAATGGGTTCGATTCCCGTCTCTCGGATCAGATTATGGACCAGTAGCCTAATTGGTTTAGGCAGGAGACTGAAGATCTCTGCATTGTCGGTTCGAATCCGGCCTGTGTCCATTAGGGAACGTGATGTTAATGGTAGCATTTTCGACTCTTAATCGAACCGTGCGAGTCCGAATCTCGCCGTTCCCATCGGGAGCGAAGCTGAGCAGGCACAGCACTAGCCTTTTAAGCTAGGGTTTTGTGGGTTCGAATCCCACTGCTCCCATATGGTGGCCAGTATCTTGTTTTGGTATGCTGTTTGCTGTATAATACTTGGTATACCAATTTGTTTTGTATGGTTTCTGTTAACAAGGAGAATAGATTGAACTCGAAAATGAGAAATACTGCGATTAAACACCGCAAAGCCGCCGAGCGTTTACGCACAAAAAGACGGCTAATGCTGGAATCCTCGGTCGAGAATCGTAAGTTGCGTCGTAAATCCAGAAAAGAGAAGAGACAAAATCAAGGCGTGTGATGAAACAAGAATTGGCTAGTGGAAAGTTTCTCCGGTTGATGAAGATTGAAAACAACTGGGAATCCGTCGAAAGAGTCAACGCTGACAAAGTTGTACTAATTATCGCAATAACTGATGATGATAAAATTGTTTTGGTAGAGCAATTTCGATATCCCATAGGTTCTAATTGTATCGAATTGCCAGCAGGGTTAGTTGGCGATGTGAGAAAAGGCGAATCAACCCTAGACGCAGCAAAAGCGGAATTGCTAGAAGAAACAGGATATGAGGCTGATCATTGGCAATTTATTATGAGCGGAGTATTGTCTCCTGGTATGAGTAATGAAATAGCGGATGTATATTGTGCAACTGGGTTGAAAAAAGTGCACGATGGTCCAGTTGATGAAAGTGAAAAAATAACCGTGCATGAGGTTGATATAGACAGATATTCGTTTGCAGATTGGGAGATAAACGACAAACCTCGCAGATCGATATTGGATACTAAGATATATGCGGGTCTGTATGTTGCTGAATTTTTTGTGCAGGAACGAGATGAGAGCCACTGAAGCATTACATTATTATAACAGCGAATCCGCTCCAACTAAGACATGGATGCGGCATCATTATTCACATTTTGACCCCAACGTTGAGGATCAAAAAGCAAGAGAAAAGTACCAAGAACAGAAAGACAGGAGTAAAAAGAAAATGAAAGTAAAGGACATTTTCGGGTAGATTGACAACAAGAAAACAGAAAGGAAGAGCACAATGGAAGTGCTTAACTCACCAGCTTTGGTTCTTAACAAAAATTGGCAAGCCCTTGACACTGTAACGGTTAGAAATGCCATAATTGATGTTATCGGTGAAAGAGCTAAATTTCTTTGTCCGGATTCATATCAAGTCTATGATATGAATGATTGGATGCAATTAGATCCTGGAAATGATTATATTCAGGCGGCTCGACAGAAGATCAAACTGCCTGAAGTAATTATCTTTCCAAATTATAGCCGAATTCAGGAAAGAAAGATGTATTTCTCTCGCAAGAATTTGTGGAAGAGAGATCACGGGAGATGCCAGTATTGTGGAAGTCAGGATGATATAACAATTGACCACGTACTGCCTCGATCTCGTGGTGGAACATCTACATTTACTAACTGTGTTTTGTGTTGCCTAAAGTGTAACACCCGAAAGGGCGGCAGAACACCAGAGGAAGCAAGCATGAAGCTCAGACGATACGCTGTTAAGGATGGCAAGCCATCCATAGAATACTACACAGCTCCAAAACCACTAAGATGGAGTCCATTATATAGGCTTCCACCTGGAAGTTATCCTAAATCTTGGAAACAATTCTTACAAAGCAAGAATGATGAACTTTACTGGAATGTAGAATTAGATCCGTAACCTCAACAATGAGCCCCCTGAATTTCAGGGGGCTTTTCTTTTGGAGAATTTAATATGTTTCTAGATATTTTGCAATTCTTAACTACTAATAAATTGGCAATAGTAGGTGCAGCGGCAACCATTGGTGAATTGGTTGTAATAGCAGTTAATACAATGCGCAAATGTAAAGCGCAAAAAGTGCAAATCATGAGCAATCAACAGGTTAAGACTAAATCGTTTTTATGGTCTGCAAACCCCATAAATTTATTCCGTAAAGTTGATTGATTGTCTGCTTGCTAATTGGTATAATGCATGCTGAAACTGAAAGGGAAGCCATGAAAACTCGAATCGGATTTGTGTCCAATAGCAGCTCGTCATCTTTTGTGGTAATAACGACTAAGTCGTCACACGAAAAAGCATTATCTCAACTTAAGGCATCCTCAAAATTTAAGGATGCTGTTGAGATAATCAACCGATGGTCTGTATCAAAAACAATTGGAAAAGAAGAATTGATTTTAACCGCTGGACACCGATATGAAGATGGTTTGTATAGTTATTCACACGAATTTACAGGTCTAGAAACAAAACGTGAAGATGTTAGTTATGAAGACTACGATGAGATAGATAACGTGTCCAGTGTTTTGTATGAGTATGAAAAAATTATTATTCAGGATTGTGAGAATACTACAACTTTGCACATGAATTGCTAAACCGAGGAAACGAAATGAATGACGAAAAATGTGAAATCATTACTGACGCGTCCGCGCTGCGGCAGGTATCAGCTCCTGTAGATTTGAATTCAGATTATCTCCCAAAAATAAATAAATTATTGCAATCATTTCCCGCTCAGCATTTAGGATTGGCTGCACCACAAATTGGTATATTCGAGAGATTTTTTGTTGCCAACTTGTCGATCGGTCGATTCGTATTTGTAAATCCACAATTAAAACTTCAACCCTCAACAATCGCGTCCACGGAAGGATGTTTGTCCGTGCCAAATGTGCAAAAGACCATTCTCCGTCATGAATTTATTTCTATCAATGCGGACAAAATATTTAAGGTTGTAGGCGGATCTGTTGTAACTCCATCAGTTTGTACATTCGGATCAGAAGAGTCCAAATTGGACACCAAACTTTGTGGATTAGATGCCTGCGTTATTCAACACGAATATGATCATTTGGAAGGCGTATTAATCATAGATCATGGGGATGTGCTAAACCCTGGTGAGCAAAGAAAGCGTCGGGAAGAAAAAAAGTTACAGAAGAAAATAGAGAAGAAGAAACTCAAGAGAAATCAGAAATCTCAACAAACCACCATAAAAATTAGTGACAATCAATTAAAAGAATTAGATAGAAAATTCAAACTATCTGAAAAGCGAAATAAGAAGCGTGTCGAGATACAAGAACGACAACGAGCAATTCGGGAAGAGTCAATATAAACCATTGATTTCAAGACAGATTCAACAAAAAATAAAGTATAGAAGGAATGCTACAATCTGCCACTGAATGTTGCTCTAAAATGATATTTAGAAGGAATAGAAAATATGGAGCAAAATTTTACTCGCGAAGATACTTTAAAATTTTTTGGTGGCGATGAATTAGCAACGGACGTATATCTGAAGAAGTATGCGGTAACTAAACCAGATGGCACGATTATAGAATTTTTACCAACTCAAATGTGGGAAAGGATGGCGGTAGCAGCCGCATCTGTAGAAAAAAATCCCAATAAATGGCAAGAAAAATTTTACGAAGTCCTGTCGGGGTGGAGAGCAGTTCCACAGGGCAGCATAATGTTTGCTCTTGGCAATCCATATCAAAAATCATCATGCTCAAATTGTTTTACTTTACCAATTAAAGATGACAGTCTAGAAGCAATATTTGATACCGCCAAAGAAATGTCTCGAACGTATTCTTATCGCGGTGGTGTCGGCGTTGATATCTCTCCATTACGCCCAGCGGGATCATTAGTTTCTAATGCTGCACGAACATCTACTGGTGCGTGGTCTTTCATGGATTTCTATAGTTATGTAACCAGATTGATCGGACAACATGGTCGCCGTGGTGCTTTAATGATAACCATTGAAGATAAGCACCCTGATTTGATTAATTTTATTACGTCAAAAACTAACAAGTCTAAAATAACAGGAGCTAATATTTCTGTAAAAATAAGCGATGCATTTATGAAGGCGGTTGAAGATAATTCTATTTGGATTATGGAGTTCAAAACAAAACACGAGATTATACATAAAGAAATGCCAGCAAGGGAAATTTGGGATCTGCTTGTTAAAACAGCTACAGAAACCGCTGAACCAGGAATATTATTTTGGGATAATATATTAAAAGAATCTCCCGCCGATTGTTATGCCGATGTCGGATTCAGGACGACTTGTGTAAATCCTTGCGCAGAACTCCCCCTTGCAAATTACGATGCATGCACTCTTCTGTCGCACAATTTAACCACATACACTCGCAATGATTTTACTCAAGATGCATATTTTGATTTTGACCAGCTTGAAAAAGATATACATATATCTACCCGATTTCTGGATAATGTTAAAACAATAGATCTTGAACTGATGCCCCTAAAACGACAAAGGGAGGTTGCAGCTAAAGGACGACGAATCGGCATGGGCACTAATGGTTTAGCCGATGCTTTAGCTAATTTGCGTATCAAATATGATTCAGATGAGGCAATCGAATTTGTTGGCAAATTATACGAATTTTTTGCTAAGACAGTTTATCAAATATCAGTAGAACTAGGCAGAGAAAAGGGTGTCTTCCCGATATTTGATGCAAAAAAAGAAAAAGGACACCCATTTTTGGAAAGAATTGGATTTGCCGGCAAGGCTCGTCGCAATATGGCCTGTTTGACATGTGCCCCTACCGGTTCTTTGTCAGCTATTTGTCGAACATCATCAGGTATTGAATCGGTTTTTAAAAATTCATATACCCGGCGGCGCAAGATAACTCACAATGAAGCAGTCAATATACCCAAATCACAACTTTATAAAGATGAAATGGGAGATTTGTGGCAAGAATATACGGTGGTTCATCATAATGTTACTCGGTATTTGTCTCTCAGGGGGTTAGAGAATACGCCTGAGGTAAAGCTTCCCAAGTATTTTGTCGAATCTCATCAGATAAATTGGGACAAGAGAATTAAAATACAAGCTACAATGCAGAAATTTATTGACCACAGTATAAGTGCGACTGTAAATCTGCCAGTAGGGACAAGTCCAGATGAAGTTAAAAAAATATATGAAGCAGCACATAAATATGGATGTAAAGGTTGTACTGTATATGTAGACCAATCCAGAGCCGGTGTACTTGTAACAAATGAAGCACCGACAAAAATCATCAAAACAGATGCTCCCAAACGTCCGAAAGAAATGAAATGCGATGTTCATCATATTACAGTTAAAGGAGATTTGTATTTCGTAATGGTGGGTATGCTCGAAAATGAACCCTACGAAGTCTTTGCTGGTAAAAACGGATTATTCGATAGTAAAGTAAAAACCGGCGTGATAACTAAAGTCAAGAGAGGACAATATCAAGCCACGCTAGATGATGGAACCACAATTGACAATATTGGAGAACACATAACCGATGAACAAGCTGCTGTTACGAGATTAATTTCTCTATCATTGAGACATGGAGCGGATATTAAACATTGTGTTAGTGTGCTAGAAAAAGTACCTGGTGATTTACAAAATTTTGCAAAATGTATTGCCAGGACCCTTAAGAAGTATATACCTGACAACACTAAGGTGACTGGTTTCACTTGTTTGGGATGTGGATCTAATAACATTGTTCGCACTTTGGGGTGCAAACAATGTCTTGATTGTGGTTGGTCTGCGTGTAATTAGGAGACTAGAAATTGGAAATTAAGGTGAAAAAGCTGCACCCCGACGCAGTGTTGCCTAAATGTGCGAACGAAACTGATGCTGGTTATGATTTAGTCGCAATTGATGAGGGAGAAATTGTTAGTGAAGGTCTTGATATTATGTACATACAATATAGGACTGGTATAGCAATAGCACCACCCGAAGGATACCATACCGAGATATTTCCAAGATCAAGCATTAGCAAGAAACAATTGTTTCTTGCTAATTCCGTTGGATTAGTCGATTGTGTTCCAAGAGACACTCTAATTTCAACACCAAACGGAAATATTGTAGTGCAAGATTTATTCGAGAAAAATGACAAATCATTGATATGCTCATTTAATGAAACTGATTTTTTGATTGAAGAAGACACCGTTTCGGATATGTGGATAGTTGATAATATTGAATTATATCAAATACAAACGGATGAAGGTGATATTTTAGAGATTCCAGCCAATAAGCTAGTATATACAGATAATGGATGGAAAAAGGCATGCGAATTAAAAGAAAATGATAATATTTTAAAATTTTAGATTTTACCAAAGGAAAATGTCTCCTCTATAGATAATTGATTATAGAGGAGATGTTTATGATAAAAACAAAAATATGTGTAGAGTGCAAAGAGGAATTTATACCAAACAAGTATCGACAAGACGTGCAAAAATTATGCTCAAATAAATGCGCCATAAAATACAGGGGCAGAAAAAGACGTAAACGAGTCGATATAGCGTGCATAATGTGCGGAAAAATTTTTACTGTTGTTAAATCTAGATCTGATGCAAAATTATGTTCCAGAAAATGCCAAAGAAAATATTATTTAAGTGATCAGAATCCAGGCCGGAGACGAAAAAAAATAATCTGCAAAATTTGTAAAAAAGAGTTTGAATGTTCAAACTATGAAAATCGGATATTTTGCTCATTGAAATGTTTTGGAAAAAGTATTGAGGGAGTATCCCGCAAGAACGAAAAATCCCAGATATCTTTACATTGTCTAAATTGTAACAAAGTTTTTACAGTTTGGAATTATAGAAAAGATGCCTTGTTTTGCTCAAAAAACTGCAAAAATCAATCCAACAGAACATCAAAAATATGTCAGAGTTGCGGAAAGTCCTTTACTGTTCCTGTTTATTTAAGTTGCAGAATATTTTGTGGGCAAGAATGTGCCGCGCGCGGAGTCGGCAAACGAATATCGATGTTTTCCAAAGAAATCACTCAGTTTCTGGATGATAATAAGATTGTTTACAAAACAGAACGACCAATCAAAGGCGATAACTTTAAATATTTTGTTGACATATTAATTGATAATATTGTAATCGAATGTTTCGGTGATTATTGGCATTGTACACCTGATAAATACGGTCCTGATTATTATCACTCTCAAATTAAATTAAGTGCGAAAGAAATTTGGGACAGAGACGCCTTGAGAATAGATCGTATTCGAAATAAAGGATTTCGAACAATGATAATCTGGGAGGGCAAATTCAATCAAAACAAGAACAAAGTACAAAAGGAGATTTTAAATGAAATTTGTAAAAATTAAATCAATAAACAAAAGCAGAGTTGCTCCGATATATCATTTAACCGTTGAAAAAAATCACAATTTTTTTGCTAATAGATTATGCGTACACAATTGTGGGTATCGCAATGAAGTTCTTGTGCGTTTCAAGTATGTTGGGCATCATAGCTTTTCGGCGGATACATCTAAGATATATTGTAAAGGCGACAAAATCGCTCAGCTTGTAATTCGAAAAACTGAGAAAATGGATTTTAAATTTGTAGATGAATTAGATGCAACTGAAAGAAATCTGGGAGGATTTGGGTCTACGGGTAATTAGTATCTTGCTTGCCAGTTGCTATTTGTAACAATCTGTTCGATTGATTTATTTTCTAAATCAGACACAAGTCCCCGAGGAGTGCCACCTGTAGTAAGATACCAGTATATAAAAGTTTCTGCCTGTAACGTTGACAATTTATATTGTGATTTGACTCGATTTATAAGATTCGCACCAACAGCCTCTTTCTCTAGATGCGCTAACTGAATGACGTTATATCTTCCTTCTCCTAAATCTTGCGGTGTGAGAAATTCTTTTACCCGTTCGCCTCCCATTTGTTGTGGTATTCTTTCGTATAGATCTCTCGACCTTTCGGGTATTCTTGTCCATTTTTGTTTTTGCATCTCGTAAGAAGTGATATACAAACTCTTGCCAGCTGCCTTAGCAAGTGTTATAACCATGTCTAACATTACCATAGGCCAATGTCTAAATGTTTTATTCCAAAAAGCAAGAGCAAGAGCTTCGTCATAAGCTGTATTATCCGGATAACTTAGATTTATAGGTGCTGAATCTTCCTTTCGGTACCATTGTCCGTCTTTCTTGGTAACATATCCCTCTTGAATCTCTTTTATTTTTTCCCGTGTATTTTCTGATAGCGCTAAAATATCAGCATCGGTTTGTAGGTTATCAATTATCCAGTTGCCATAGTCTTCTTCACTAACTCTGCAATAAGCAATATTCCCATAATGGTGTCCTCTGTTGTTGACCAATTTTGTTAACATGTCTCTGGCATATGGGCACATTGCATCACCAAAATTTTTCAACAGCGATGAAGGAGACATTGTAAAGGTCATTGATGGAACATCTGGTTCGCCATAGGATTCTTCGATATCAAAGCGACATGGAATCATTTTGATATTTTTCAAGCCAGGATATTTGTTGGCGAATTCTTTTTGTGCATTATCGATTCTGGTTAAATAATCAATAATTTGCTGTATATTTTCATGTTGTTCCAAAAGAAGTTTGATATAGCTTAAATATTCACCCTTTAAATTTCTCTTTTTTGCAAAATCAAGTATTATTTGAGGATGTATTGGAGAATCAGGAAATTTTTTCATAGCCGCATCAAAAAACGGGAGATACGTTTTTACTATATCTGCCGAACTAATTGGTAGCATCTCAGAAAGATCTAAATTTTCTTTTGACATTAAAGCCTGGTAGTCACTATATTCAATTGCTTCTACTGCTTTTTTACAGTCATAACAATATATTCCGTCGTGGATAAATTGGACATATTGCCCGTAGTCATCGCCTCCAACTACACATCTGCCACAATTATCACAACAGGTCATTTCCATTCGGTCTTTACACTTATCGCACACCCATCCTTCAAAACCATTAAGTGTCATGTCGCTTGTAAAATGCATCGCTTCCTTTTCATTTTCTACTTTCTCAGAACAACTCTCACAGTTGGGCAAATCATCATAGCACTCCTCGCAATATATCTCATCAAGTTCATGGATATCATCTCTGCCGGGTATTATTTCGTCACCGCATTTGCTACAGAAAGATATTTCCCATTTTTCACAATCATCACAGATGGGTTTTAATTGTTTAACCTTAAATTTACTGAAATTTATTGCTATTAAGTTTGCAGTATTATCCCGCATTCCATCCAGCTCATTTATTCTATCAAAAACGCCTTTATAAGTAGTATAATACCCTTTAGTTGCAGGCATTAAAGATATATAAATGTGAGAATTTGTATATGGATATAATGGGGATGCAGATAGAGCATTAGATAAATCTGAATAAAAGTCCCCACATACTTGTTTATTTTGAATTTCACTATCGTCTAAATTTTGTTCTGAATATGTTTGTTCATGCATTTGTTCTAATCTTAATAAATAATTATTTAATATCTGTCGATATTCATTCATTAGCTTAGCAATTTCTTCGGAAATTATATTTTGGTCAATGTTAATTCCGATCGATTCGCTAGAAAATACATTGCCTTCTTTGTCGCGGTCAGACCAATAATTCACTCTGACAATATTTTCTACCTCTTCATTGCATAGAGCACATCTCCACCTGCCATCTGCATCGGGGACTTTTTGTGCATCATTTTCTAGAAAAGAAGTATAATATGAAATATCATGGTAGGGTAGAACTTGCTGGGTCTGGGCAGTTTTAATGGCAAATTCCCAATGTCGGCAAGTTCGTATTTTAGGATAAATCCGAAGCAAAACAAACTCCTAGAATATATAATTGACCATACGCAAAAAGGTTATTGCAATCCTTTAGTGGTATTTTAGATCGATATGGGTAATACAGGTGATCTCCATTTTCAGCCGGTTTTGCACAATATCACGGCGGACGAGGTAATTTTTTGCTATCGTGCAGGCGATGCTGATTCGTTGGATGTAGCAGAATATTATAAATCAGCTCGTGGTTTAGATGCAGACCATTTAATTCCACTTCCTTGTGGTTTTGATAATATCATTATAGAACAAGAGTACATTGATACCATCGAAACTCCATTGCTACAAAAACTTAACAAATTTACCGAATCTACTAGCGCGTCCTCGGGTAGCCATCGAATTTGGGTTATAATTTTGGGATATCATATACCTCATGCCTATTATGTGGACAATGATCCCTACGGAGAAACAATTGCAATTGCCAGCAGATTGCATCGACTAGGAAAAAACAAGAGTTATAAATTTCCCAATTTTGTATATGATCGTAAATCTTGGTCATATTTCGACCAAGAGGATGCCTCAGAATTTTATATCACAGCTATCATCGATGGTCCATCTGTTCTTGTTGCCAAGAGATTAATAGACAGATCTGTCGATATTGATAATCAATTATTTGTTACTGGCTCTATTTATGTTGATCCTTTTGGAAAACAGGATACAGAAAGTCAGTTAAAATTTCAATCTGATGTATTGGAATTTGTATCATTCACAATCCCCAATATGGGTATGGATCACAAAATAACGGCAGAATTGCCAGGTGAAGATCCAATGGTGCACTTTTTTAAGAATGATTCCTTTTATTGGGGATGGTATACGCCTAGATATTCGAGTAATTTGTTTATCAATCAAAATGAAAGGCGAGTTTTTCTATACAATGCAGATGATGACTCTGCTTCGGATTTATCAAATGATTTGAGTGGGGAAAGTGACCCTTGGTGTAACATTGCAATTAATATAGAACCCGGATATGCAGCCTGTGGTGGTGCCGTAAGCGCACCTGGTGAAGATGCGTATCTAAGAGCGCGACCATTTTTTGAATCCCTACAGAGAGGTGCATCTTTGGGTGAATCATTTTTGTTTGCGTCTCCCTATGTCGATTGGAAAATTGTTTTAATTGGTGATCCATTATTAGTAATTAATTTTCCTGCGAATCTTCCGCCCGAATTGGACCTGCAAAACACCAAAATTCCAAACAAAGAAGTTATACGTCGGACAAAAAATATACTTGAAGATGCTATTGCGTGGCAATACAGGCAACCAGATATCCTGGAAGATTTGATTGAATTTAATTATAAATCCAGCAATGTGTCCGAACAATTGCCACTTATGTATCACTTAAAATCATGGTATCAATCAAAATCTATTTCGACTAGAAATCAAATGCTATCACCGATCGTGTCAAAGTGGATAACTTATATACTAAACACCGAAGGAACATCTCTTCAATCGTGGTTAGAAACTTACCAAGAGAAGGCAAGTTCATACCTTAATAATGTAATTGAAACAGTGTCTAATAAAATACCTGATAATTTAGTGCATCCTTTGGGGCATTGGGAATATGAATTTGTTTACACTCATCCGCGAAAAGCGTTTGAAGACGTTTTTTTTAATCTTCAAATATCGGACTCGAATACATTTGCAACTATATTAGCTAATATTAATAGCTACACTGCAATTGGTGGGTGGAGATACGAAAGTGAACCACATATTTTTGTTCAAATCGGCACCTCGGGAGTGCCATCAAATTATAGCGGTCGCCGAATTAAATATACGTCACAAGAGTCAGATTACCTCACATCACTTGGCTTATATTATATTCGATGGAGAGCATGGGATAGTAATGGATCTCCAATTGGGGATTGGAATATAGATTCTATACAAAAAATCATATCGAGATAGTTATGAATATTAATTTTCAAATGAGTAAAGATAGATTTGAAGAATATGCCGAGAAAATGGGAAATATTGCCCGGGCAGGGATTAGAAGTGCCCAATCGCTATTTGGTATAATCGCAATAGTAGAAAAAGCAGATTTTTCCACTTTTAATTTAAATGATGATACCATGAGGTCGGTTGTGGGGTTCAGAAATTCTGCGGTTGATTCATATCAGATTGTCTATACCGAAGCTTATCAGCTGACTTCTATGACAGGAGCGTTTAGGGCGTTAGGCGACCATGTCCAGAATTGGACAGGGAATACGATCAATGACTATTTGACTGATAATGGGATAATTGTAAACAGGACTTTTGGCACTATTACTCAGAGAGTAATGGGTGTTGCCATTAGTGATTCAAATTTGGAGTAGTCGTGGAAAAGTTAGATATTGACGTTAATAATATTTTCGGTAGGATTCGTGATAGAATTGCACTTGAAAGCGAGGCCGACGCAGAAAACTATCTGCCAAATATTATAGAATTTTGTGAGTCAAACAGGTATCTTAATCTCCCAGATTCTGGAATTCGATTGTTTCCAATGCAACGTGTAATTTTAAAAATTTTCTATCGAGGACAAAAGGGGAATGAACACTTAAAACTCACTGAAGATGAATTAAAATTATTAATAGATTATAAAATGGACAAAGTGATCGCAAAGTATCGAAGCGAGCATTTATTTAGAGAGTTAGTATTAGTATTAGGTCGAAGGTGTATAAGTGGCGATACTCTGATATTTGATGCAGTAACAGGAGAGAATAGGTCTGTTGAAGATTGGTATAAAGATAGCAAACATCTATCTGTTTGGACATATAATGAAGAAAACAAACAATTTGAAATAAATAAAGCAGAGATAATAGAACAAGGTATTCGTGAATGTTTTCGGGTGACAGTTGATAATGGAGATTATGTAGATTGTACTGATAATCATCCGTTGTTAACACCGAATGGCTGGAAGCAATTAAACGATTTGAAAGTTGGTGATTTAATAGCTCAGGCAGATGATATACCCAAAACAGATGATGGAGAGGGACTAGAAGAACACGAGGCAGCTATACTCGGATATATAATTGGCGATGGAAATTGCACGATGGCGCGAGCATATTTTACTTGTAATGATCAACAAGTAATAGAGCATTTACAAGAATGTCTGGATAAGCTTTCTGATAATATGATTGTTCAATACGACAATAATACCTTATCACCATATCAATACTCTTTGCGACAAAAAAATATTAAATATAGAACTTATATTAAAAACGGAAAATCTGTTACACATCGATCTGTTTCTGATTTATGTAGATTTTTGATTAAACATGGGCTACAGGGAAAAACAGCCAAACAAAAGAGAGTGCCACAAGCAGTGTTTTCTGCAAGTAGCAGGGTGAAATCTGCATTTTTAAAGGCTTATTTCTCTTGTGATGGATATATGTCACCAAGAAACAAAAATGGTAATGCCAGGATTGAATTATATTCTGTTAATCAAGGGTTGCTAGAGGATGTTCATGAATTATTGATAAGCCTGGGAATTTATTCAAAAGTAAGAGAAAAAAGAACAAAATATATTGAAATTATAGACAATGGCAAGACCTATAGATATCCCAATCATCTTTCGTATAGGCTATCTATAGAGCGCAATTATGATGTTTGCCGATTTAGTAAATACATTGGAGCTTTTAAAAATTATGATACTAATGTTGCGCAATTTATAACCGAAGAACTGCACTTTGTTAAGATCCAAAACATTAGCAGTATCGGCACTAAACAAACATATGATATATGTATATACAATTCTGGCTCCGGATCTCATAATTTCATTATTTCTAATGGGCTCCAGATGCATAACAGCGGTAAGGATTTTTTGACATCAATTATAGCCTTATACGAAGCTATGAAACTTCTTGAATGCCCCACGGGTAGTCCATTTATATATTACGGATTGGCGTCTGGTAACCCAATTTATATTTTAACGATCGCAACATCTGGAGATCAGGCTCACATTTTATTCAATGAAATGAAAGCACGAATACATACTTCAGAGTATTTTCGATCTAAAGTTGGAAAGATAGAAATTGACAAGATGTGGCTATTGACTCCAGAAGATCGTAAACACAATAAAAAACTTGTTGAATCTGGACAGGATAATATTCAGACACCTGGTAGTGTAGTGATCATGTCCGGTCACTCTAATAGCGAATCGTTGCTTGGCAAGCGAATTTTTGCGCTGTTGCTTGACGAAGTTGCATCTTTTAAATCAGCAACAGCGTCATCTTCGTCGGGAGACCGAATCTATTCGGCTTTAGCTCCTGCAACGTCAGATTTTAAAATTCCAGGCAAAACGTATTTAAACGAGCAAGGAAAAGAGTTACCATTCTACGATTCAAAAATTATCAGCATTTCATCACCCAGATCTGAGGAAGGTATATTATATAAATTATACCGAGAAGCGCCTGATAGTCCGAGTCGTTTAGCATTTAAATTACCAACATGGAAAGTAAATCTTCAATTCGATGAGGACAGCCTGAGATCTGAATTTAAATTTATAAATGACACTGAATTTGCAATGGAGTTCGGTGCAGAGTTTTCTGGAACCGCTGGTGAAAAATTTATTCCTAATAAGTACGTGGATGAAGCAGTAGATCTGGGAAGAAAAATGCTGCTAACCCAGAAAATGCACGGATACCCCGGACAGGTGTATTTCGCCCACTTAGATCCCGCCACCCGATCCCATAATTATGCTTTAGTTATTTTGCATATCGAAGAGAGAATACGAGCAACAGAGCGAAATGGACTTCATGTCAAAGAAAAGATCAAATTATTTGTTGTAGACCACTTAAAATTTTGGCAGCCTACGGTCGATGATTCTATTAAAATCAATGATGTAGATCAATATATTATAAGATTGGCTCGATTATTCCGATTCGCAATGGTTTCGTTTGATGATTTTAATTCCACCGCCAGTATGCAAAAAATTCGAGCTAAGGGAATACCAACTCGAATCACATCTTTTCGTAAACAGTATAAAATAAAAATTTATGACACTTTAGAACAACTTTTAATCAATCACCAATTGGTTTTGCCATATAAAGGTGACTGTGCAACTCAACTTACAGGAGAGTTGAAGTGCCTAAAGCGAATTTATACTCCTATTGGGTTCAAAATTAAACCAGATCCAGAATCTAATTTTCCAACTGACGACATGGTAGATGCACTTGCAGGTGCAATTGGTTCGAGTTCAGAGTCGGTATATACAGGATATCCCAAAAGCTCTACCGTTAATATGCCGCAATTTCGAGAGGATTTATCTCATAAATGGAATATAGGAAGAGGTTCCTATCCTAATAATACGTGGAATGATATTAGTAGAAAATTTGGAAAATTGAATCCGTATGGAGGTTGATACGTAGTAATTTTTGAATAATTAAAGATACTATCTTAAGGAGATATCATGTTTAATTTGAATAAAACCAAGTCGGCACAGATTACAACCGAAGAAAAAATGCTTCGAAAGGATCCTACTGGGCCAGATATTGATGAAAGGCAACTTGAAAAGAAATTACCACATCGAGATGGTTATGAAAATGTAACCACTGAATCTCAAATGGATAGAAAATCAAAGAGTGATGTTCAAATTATAGAAAAAGTCCTTAATGATGCCAAGGGATATATAACCCATCGTAGTGATGCTGGTGACCTGCCAATCCCTCCAATCAACGTGCTAGTCGAAAAGCTGAGGCAGAACCGAATGGACAAAGATTGGGAAGTTATTAAACAAAAACATTGGAGTCAGGCCAATGATCAGGCGCAACAGGGGGATTTGCCAAAGTTGAAGGGTAATGCTGCACAGCATGATAAGCCAGTATTAAATAACGATCCACAGCGATTTGCTGGAGAAACAACCATGCCAATTCATACCGATCAATCTGAAAACGATAAAGGACATGGCAAAAAACAAACCATAAAGCCGCTCGTTGGAGGTATAACAACTGCCGAAATCAGTGCGGTTGCCGACAAAATTAAGGTCGGAGAGTCGATTGATTATGACACGGCTATAGTTGCTATACTACATCAATCCGATAAAGAGAAAAGAGAACTAACTGATGTGGAAAGACGTTCTATAGTTGATTTAAAAATTGCCCGAACCAAAGCATTACTGAGTAAATAAGATATGTCGTGGTTATTGAAACTTTATGGTTCTAATGTAAGTATTGATGACCGCGCTGTTGAAAAAAAATTAATTATTGCCGATCGGGATAACCCTAGAATTAATGACACAGAATGGGACAGAGTCCAAGAATTGTTAAACGGCGATCATCCGTTATCGACGTTTAGACATAAGCACGATTCTGGTGCCCCTCGTAAAACCCAGTTGAATTTGGGCCCTGGTATGGGGTCACAAGATAGAGGAAATTCTGCTGGCGGTATGAACGCGGCTGGCGACGAAATGGAGCGAAACGACCCTCGAACACCTCGGTCATGGTATAATGAAGGGGATGCGCAGGCAGATGATGAGACTGGACCTGGAAATAAATCCATTATGCCAGCACCAGATGGAAGCCGTAATGATGGATACGCAGCACAGAGAATTTTTTTAGATAATGTTGATGCGTTCAGTCCTTTTATTGATAGGGATAACTCCCCACAGTCAGTGGTTCAGAAGAAACATTTGAATAGTATTTTAACATCTCGGCCTGTGCCTCCAAAGAGAGTTTTTGTAGATAGAAAGTAAACTACTCTATGATAAATTCAAGGAGCTTGTGAGCGATGGAACACAACGTAAGAGTTTACTAGACTAAGAAGAAAGGAGACTATTATTCTACGTTAAGAGAACTACAATCACCCCGGAACGCCACCCTAATTCCAGGCTCTGAGCTAGAACCATTTAA